CTAGAAGAATGGAAGTCCAGATTTTTTAGTTGTTTCTAAATTTTCTGTTATCAGTTTGTTCAACAGTTTGCGCTCACTCACACTGAGTTGTAGGGCATGCACATAGCTGATACCACCGCGCATGTACCAGCTCATCCGCAATGCCTCTTGTCTAATGTCGCTGGCGTCTCGATCCATGTCAGCCACGATTTTTTCAATTTGATCAGAATCCGAGATTAGGAGGCGGGAACGAAAAAACTTGACATGTCCAGGGTAACCTGTTGGTCATATTCGTGTTTGCACTCGTCACAGATCAAGTGTAATGGTTTGATCTCGGACACAGCCTTGCAATCCAGTATGGTGTCTCGGATCTGATTGAACAGTTTGCGATCGCAATGCCGTAACAGTTCTTCAAGATATTCAGGCTCCTGCACCATGGCAGTGGGAGTCTTGACCATGGCCAAGCTCTGGGACAAAGCCCGCACTGTGATCTCGGTGATTTTTTTCAACGAATCTCCCATGACCTTGATTTTTTCCTGTTCGCCCAGATCACTATCCGGTATCATCTGTACCAGTTTTTGATTTTCATACTGTAGCTGGCTGTTGTCGGTGAGATTTCGATAGGTCATTGGGCGCAAGAAAATTTCCATGTCGCCCGATCGTATGCTCTGGGTGTAATCTGGTGCCTTGAGATCGCGTTGTACCAGTCGCAGATCTATGGACCTGTCACTCTCGGCCTGGCAAGCAGGACATTGTGTGCCAAACTCCATTTCGTGTCCGTAGCTGGCAATTCTGATGGCCACTAGCACAGCATCCATGTCCATGGCCGGTATCTGCCAGGCATCCTTGATATTGGGCATACAGCTCTGGATCACATTCACTGTGGCCTGGCCGTTGAACATGGCGTCTGGGGTGCGATAGGTGATTTCATCTATGGCAGTCATGGGATACACTGGATAGTCGCCTGTGGGTGTGGTGGCCAGCGCCCCAGCAGGATAGTGTTGTCCATTGCTGGGCAATTTGATGTAGATTGCTGGCTGTCTAAAATACTGTTGTAACGGGTTGTTTGGGTTCATTTTATTTCCTCGGTAAATATAGTTATGGCCGATCAGACACCCAACGAAGAATTCTTGCGATTACAAGAGGAAACAAACCGTATTATCGAAAAAGGTCTTCCTATAAAAAAAGAAGAGCTAGAACACGCAGAGAAAAATGCTGCACTCAATCAGAAAATACGTGACCAGCTGATGCAGACCAGTCAGAGTCTAAAGGCACTTGGTCAATCAGCCCTGGACGGCAAACTGGGGGTCACACAGTTCAATCAAGGAATTGACGCAACGGCAAAAGGCTTTGATGCGTTATCTACTTTTCTAGGAGCATTTAAATTATTTGCAGGTCCACTTGGCACAGCACTAAAAGTGCTTACTCTTGGTGTTGGGCTAGCTGCCAAAGCCTTTAAAACAGTCAACGAACAGAGCGAGGCACTGTTCAAATCCTATCAAGATCTAAGCAAGACTGGACAGTCTGCTGCAGGTGGCATGACCGAAGTTTTCAACAACATGCAGAAGTTTGGTTATGGCATCAAAGAACTAGATCAAATGACTGCCTTGCTCAAGGAAAACAGTGTGGCGCTGGCAGCTTTTGGTGGCACTGCGGCCACTGGATCCAAGGCATTTGCTGATGCTGCATCAGAAATACAACGCAGTGACATAGGCAAGACTTTTCAGTTGCTGGGCAAAACGCCCGACGATATTAACAGGGGCATGGCTCTGTTTGTCAAGCAACAGCAACAGTCCGGTGTGGCTTCGTCGGCAATTAATAGAGACCTGGCACAACAAAGCGCTGCCTACATCAAGAATTTAGATACGTTAAGCAAGCTCACTGGCGATGATGCCGCAAAATTACAAGAAAAATTAGATACAGCCATGGCTGAAGATGCATTGAATCAAACCATTTATGAGCTAAGGAAAAAAGGCGCTGCTGGTGATTTGGAAGCAAACAGGCTGGCAAATGAATACGAAAATGCAGCACGTCGAATGACTGGTGACAAATTAAAAGAATTCTCGCGAGGTGTTGGTGGCGATCTCAGTGCCATGAGCAAAACATTGATGGCATCTCCTGAAGCTGTTGGTATGATTGGAACAGATCGATTTACGGCCAGCGGATACATTGATGCTGTAAACGAAGGTATAACAAACCAACGCGAGGCCATGGGGGAACTGTTTAAATACAACGCAGGCGCCTTTATGTTTAGCGCCAAAGAGATGAGCGAATCATTGATCCCAACACCAAGTCCATGGTAGATGCTCGTATAGAGCAGATGAAAACACGTGATGCTCTACAAAGTCTGGTGGAAAAAGGTGTAGGGCCAGCCACTAGTGCGTTAGAAGGATTTAGCAGTTTTCTTAACAAGATAACAGGAATAGTGCCCGGTACAACATCTAAAGAAACAGAAAAAAAGATTGGCGGTGACGGTGACAAGAAAGCTCCGCCAGCTCCAGCGGCTGCAGGCGGCGGTACACCTCCCGCTTTAAAACAAGATCAAGCGCAGAACATGGAGCTGATCAAATCGGCGCTGGCAAAGCAAGGAATAACCGATACCAAGTATGTAGCAGCCACACTTGGCAACGTGATGAAAGAAACACAAGGCAGAAGTATCGCTGAGAATCTTGATTATCGCAAAACTGATAACAAAAGAATTCAAGAAATTTTTGGATCTAGGGTCGCAGGCAAGAGTGCTAGTGAAATAGATCAGATGAAAAGCAGTCCAGAGAATTTTGGCGAAGCCATGTACGGAGCAAAAACTGACATTGGTCGGCGCATGGGCAACATGGAGCCGGGAGACGGCTGGAAGTATCGTGGTCGAGGATTTATACAACTAACCGGCAAAAGTAACTATGCAGAAGCATCACGGGCCATTTACGGTGATGATCGTCTGGTAAAAGATCCTGACCTTGTACTTCAACCTCTAGTAGCTGCAGAAGTCACGGCCTGGTACATGAAAAAAACCCAAGGCATGGCCAAGGGCATGGGCATTAACATCAAGGACATGTCACAAGAGCAGGCCAATGTGTTGGCAACTTCTCAAGTAGCCGGCCGGGATGTAAGGAAAGCTGGCGGATATTTGGGCGGTGAAAATCTTGACAAGGTCAACCAGTACGCAGCACAACAGTTAAAAACAACACAAGTTGCCTCTGCGCCAGTAGATACTGCACAAGATCCGTACTTTAAACCTTTTGCAGGACGCAATAGAGCCGGGATACTAGCCAACCAGCCTGCCACAACCCAGCCTGCTACAGCAGTTACACCTGTGGAAAAGAAAGAAACCAATCCTCGAAGAATGACAACTGCTGACCGTCTGCGCCAGGAACAAGAAAAAGCCAGGGCCCTGTTAGGGAACGTGATAACACGAGAAGGACATGAACAAGATTTAGAACCAAAGAAAACAACAGCAAAAGATAGCAAGAACACCATGCCACAAGGTGAAATTGTAGGAACCGGAGATCCAGCCAAGATATCGGGTGCCAACGGATTCCGTGGAATGTTGACCGGCCCTACAAGTGGATACAAACCCGATTTAACCATGCACGGCACTGAACAACTGACTATAAAGCCTACTGCCAACACAGAAACTAGCCCAGGTTCTATTGGCGCCAATCAAATTATGACTCAACAACTGTCCAAAATGGATCAATTGGTGCAGGCATTCAACAATACCAACACACAAGACATGATGTCCATGCAACTGGATCGACTGGATGAACTGGTACGAGTCATGCAGAATCAAGTCAGTGTCAGCACAAAGATATTGCAGCAGAGCAGATAACGCCATAAATACTAGACTATGGCAGAAAACAACAACGGCGGTCAAGGGCGCGGATGGAAAAAGTATTTTAGAGTCGCCAACACCGGCGGCCAACTAAGCCCAATTTCAGGTTCCAATCAATTTGGACTACCCAATTATCCCAGGCAGACTGGTTCTGGTTACGACACCCCTGGTACTGGCAACGACTTTGCCTATCGCAACTATGCCAGCCGATTGCCCGAAGTTTATTCAGGACATCCCAATCGTGTAGAACGTTACAATCAGTATGAAAACATGGACTGCGATTCAGAAGTAAATGCTTGCCTAGATATCATAGCCGAATTCAGCACACAGACCAACCAAGACAACAAAACTCCGTTTGACATAAATTTTAGTGACAAGCCAACTGATCACGAAATTGAAATCATCAAAAAACAACTGCAACAATGGACCAAGTTGAACAAGCTGGACCAGCGCATGTTCAAGCTGTTCCGCAACGTGATCAAGTACGGTGATCAGGTGTTTGTGCGTGACCCAGAAACATTTGAAATGTACTGGGTAGACATGGTCAAGGTGGCCAGAGTCATTGTGAATGAAAGCGAAGGCAAGCGGCCTGAGCAGTACATCATACGTGATATCAACCCCAACTTTCAAAACATGAGCATAGCTCAAAAGACCACAAACGATTACTATGCAACCAGGGCCACTGGTACTATTGGGCAAAACAATTATACCGCACCCGGCGGGGGTGGTGCAGGAGCTGGCGGTGCTGGTGGCAGTCGTTTCCAACAGGCCATGAATGAAACTTGCCTAGACAGTCGCCACGTGGTACATCTTAGTCTAAACGAAGGCCTGGATTTCTATTGGCCATTTGGACAAAGCATCCTGGAAAACATATTCAAGGTCTACAAACAAAAAGAACTGCTAGAAGATGCAGTATTGATCTATCGTGTGAGCCGTGCTCCAGAACGCAGAGTATTCAAGATTGATGTGGGCAACATGCCCAGTCACCTGGCCATGCAGTTTGTGGAACGAGTCAAAAACGAAATGCATCAGCGCCGTATTCCCACCAACAATGGTGGCGGTGCCAGCATGATGGATGCCAGTTATAACCCACTCAGTATCAATGAAGATTACTTTTTTCCGCAAACCAGTGAAGGCCGCGGCAGTAGTGTAGATACCCTACAAGGTGGTACAAACCTGGGTGAGATTGACGATTTAAAATACTTCAATAACAAAATGGCCCGCGGTCTGCGTGTGCCAAGTAGCTACTTGCCCACCGGTCCGGACGACTCAGACCGTGCATTTACCGACGGCAAAGTGGGCACAGCACTCATACAAGAATATCGTTTCAACCAGTATTGCAAACGTCTACAAAACTTGATCATGCAGAAGTTGGATGATGAATTCAAAA